CTACGACACGCGGTCTGACCGCATGTTAAACGCTATGTTTGATTTCCTTGTCACCGACGAAGGCTACATGGGCGAGGACTTCCTGTTCTGCGACCGTGCCCGCGAACTCGGCTTCGAAGTCTGGATCGACCCCACCATCACACTCGGTCACATGGGCGTGCAGGAATATGTCGGTAACTACGGTGAAGACATCCTCTACCCGATGATCGCACCAAAGAAGGAAGCTGCATAATGGCTGGAAACAACGACAAGTACCGCTTGGGTTACGGCGCATCGAACTACACTCCCGATAGAAGTGGCCTTGGTGGCTTATCTTTCGGTCGTGTCGGCGACTCGGTGCGTGACTTCTCCAGCCCCGGTCGTTCTTTCGGTAGCGGCGTAGGTGCTACGCTGTCGCTTCCAATGAAGCGCGTTAGCAAGAAGAAGGGCGGCACGGTCAAGAAGATGGCTAAGGGCGGTTCAACTGCCTCCAAGCGCGCCGATGGCTGCGCTACCAAGGGCAAGACCAAGGGGAAGTTCGTCTGATGGCTAAGACCCCGGCTTGGACACGTAAGGAAGGAAAAAATCCAGCTGGTGGGCTGAATGCTAAAGGTCGTGCGTCTGCGAAAAAGCAAGGGATGAACCTCAAGCCACCGGTATCAGCTAAGGAGGCCGCAAAGTCGCCTAAAGCTGCTGGCCGTCGTAAAAGCTTTTGCGCCCGTATGTCAGGAATGCCCGGTCCTATGAAGGACGAGAAGGGTCGTCCAACACGCAAAGCGCTTTCACTCCGTAAGTGGGACTGCTGATATGACCGACCATGACGAAACCTTTAAGTACCTTGTGGACGCAGCGTCGTTCTTCACGGTCGTTGGGACGATCACCTCTATGCTCCCCGCAGTCGCAGCGTTGTTCACTATTATCTGGACGGCAATTCGTATATACGAGACGAAGACCGTGCAGGGTTGGCTAGGTAAGGAATAAGCTATGGTCATGAGTTCGAAGAAGATCGGTAAAATGGCTGGTGCTAACGTCGATAAGGCGCTGGCTAGTATCTCTGCTTCTGTAAAGCCCGATATGAAGGACGATACGCTCAAGAATGCTGTAGCACCGAAGAAGGCCCAGACATTTGGCGAAGCGTTTAAAGCTGCTCGCAAGGACCCGAATAGCAAGGGTACGTTTACGTGGGGTGGTAAGTCATATTCAACCAACACGGCCAGCGAAGGACTTAAGCGCCCGACATCCGCACCTACCCGTGCTCCGGCCTCTAAGGCTACGTCTTCTGACTCCCCCATCGGCAACTATTATCGCAGCCAGCTCGCTAGAGACAAAGTCAGCGGCGCTGCGTCAAATATCAAAGGTGTATCTGCGGCTGAGTCTGCGACAGCGCAAAAGAAGGCAGGTAAGTCAAATACGACTTCTACTTCAGCACCTCCAGCCCGTAAATCACCAGTTAACGCTGGTCGTTCGGAAGGGTTTGGGTCGGGTCTCTTCAAGGCTATTAAAGATTTCAACGACAGAGGGCTTAAGAAAGACGCAGAAGCCGCCGAGAAATATAAAGAGCGCCAGAAAAAGAAGTACGGCTACGCCAAAGGCGGTCCCATCGACGGCTGCGCAATTCGCGGCAAGACCCGCGCTCCTATGAAGAAAGGTAAGTAATATGCCACGTTCAACACCACCACAGCCAACACCTGCTGAACGAGCAGCATCGAAAGCTCAGGATGAGCGTCTGAAGAAGGCCAAGGTCACGACCAAGGAAGGTAAGGTCATCGACAGTGCCAACCGTTCGGAGGGTAGCGCGAAGCGTTTTGCCGCCGCCGGTATCGTCAAGAAGTTGCCGACGTCAAAGCAAATGGGGAATATGAATATGGCTAAAGGCGCGAAGGTTAGTGCGGCTCCCAAGTTTGGTAAGGCTCTCGTCAAGAAGTCTGCCGACACCAAGGGTCGTGCCATGATGAAGAAGGCCGGTGGTGGCTCCTGCTACGCCAAGGGCGGTTCGGTTTCGTCGCGTGCCGACGGCTGCGCAACCAAGGGCAAGACCAACACCAAGATGGTCGCCATGAAAAACGGCGGCTCCTGCTAATGCGCGCTTGTCGGGGTATGGGGGCTATAAACCCTTCTAAAATGCCGGGGGCGAAGACAATTCGTCGTAAGGACAACCCCGACAAGGTGAAGGTCTATGCCAAGGGTGGCGAGTCCAAGGTCAACGAAGCCGGGAACTACACCAAACCGGGTATGCGCAAGGCCATCTTCAATGCTATCAAGGCTGGTGGCAAGGGCGGTGCTCCGGGTCAGTGGTCTGCACGCAAAGCCCAAATGATGGCTAAGCAGTACAAAGCTAAAGGTGGCGGCTACAAGTGAGCGGACTTGCTAAATCCCAGCAGAGCCTGAAGGCTTGGACCCAGCAGAAGTGGCGGACCAAAAGTGGTAAACCATCGACGCAAGGACCCAAGGCGACAGGTGAGCGGTATCTGCCCGCGAACGCGATAAAGTCTTTGTCTTCTGCGGAATATGCAGCAACGACAAAAGCTAAGCGGGCTGGTAAGGCTAAGGGTAAGCAGTTTGTTAAGCAGCCGAAAACCGTGGCAAAGAAAACGAAGGGGTTCAGGTAATGGCACTTAAACCGGTCGATAAACAGGCTAAGCCCGGACTGGCTAAGCTACCCACAGCCGTGCGCAACAAAATGGGCTACGCCAAGAAGGGCGGCAGCACCAACTTCATTAAAGGCGCTATCAAGAAGCCCGGTGCCCTGCATGAGCAGATGGGCGTCCCCAAGGATAAGAAAATCCCGGCCAAAGCACTTGCCAAGGCTGCTAAGGCCCCCGGCAAACTAGGCCAGCGTGCGCGTTTTGCGCAGGTGCTGAAGGGCTTCAAGAAAGGTAAGTAATGACCACGAGTGGCACTGCAACGTTCAATCTGAACCTCAATGAGCTTGTTGAAGAAGCCTTTGAGCGCTGCGGTGCTGAGCTTCGTACGGGCTATGACCTGCGCACTGCGCGCCGCAGTCTGAACCTACTGACGATTGAGTGGGCAAACCGTGGTATTAACCTGTGGACCATCGAGCAGGGCCAGATTGCCATGGTACAGGGCCAGATCGTCTATGACCTGCCTATTGATACGATTGACCTGCTCGACCACGTGATCCGCACGCAGACTGGCCAAGGCCAGACGGACATCAATATTACCCGTATTAGCATTGACACATACTCGACGATCCCGAACAAGAACGCGCAGGGTCGCCCTATCCAAGTATGGATCAACCGTCAGTCAGGTGCGACCGAACCGGGTACTGGCGTGGCTTACCCACAGATTAACGTGTGGCCTGCGCCTGAGCAGTCGAACTATTACACCTTCGTCTACTGGCGGCTTCGCCGCATTCAGGATGCCGGTAACGGCATCACGACGCAGGACATTCCGTTCCGCTTCCTGCCGTGCATGGTGGCAGGGCTGGCTTATCACCTGTCGAAGAAAATCCCCGGCGCGCTGGAGCGCAGCCAGATGCTCAAGATGGAATACGAAGAACTGTGGCAGCAGGCTGCTGACGAGGACCGTGAAAAGGCGTCGTTGCGCATCGCACCGCGCCAGATGTTCTACTAGGAGGTACCGTGCCAAACAGGTTCGCCTCTGGTAAACGGGCAATTTCACAGTGTGACCGCTGTGGGTTCCGCTATAAGCTCAAAGAGCTTCGTCGTCTCGTCATCAAGACGAAGAACGTCAACATCCTTGTGTGCCCCACGTGCTGGGAACCAGATCAGCCGCAGCTTCAGCTTGGTATGTACCCGGTCAATGACCCTCAGGCGCTGCGTAACCCGCGTCCTGACACCACATATCTCCAAGCCGGTCTGACCGGCCTACAGGAAGAAACACAGGGCGAAGTGCCCAATGAAAACGTACTTGCGTTCGGTGGGCCGTCAGGCGGTAGTCGGATAATTCAGTGGGGTTGGAACCCCGTGGGCCTAAACAATCCTTTGGGTTTGTCGGGCCTTGTAAATGTGCTAATAGCAACAGGTAGTGTAGGTACCGTAACTGTACAGACGGAGAATTGAGATGGACAAGAAGGATTTGAAGCAGGACAAGGCGATGGTTGCCAAAGCCGTGCACAAGCATGAGCGCGCTAAGCATAAGGGCCAGCCGATGACTAAGCTGGCTAAAGGCGGCAAGACGAACGCTCAGATGCTGAAAATGGGCCGTAATCTGGCGAAGATTGCGAACCAGAATAGCGGCAAGAAGCCCGCTAAGGACATGGGGAAGGTCAACAAGAATGGCTAACTACAACCAACCGAAGCCGTCGCACGGCAATCTTGGCAACAACGGCTACCCGAACAATGTCGCCAACACCCAGACGCAGAAGACCCGTGGCACGGGCGCTGCCACCAAGGGTACCGGGCACAGCAAGAAGATGGGCTAATGAACTACGCTACTCTGTTCGAGACGATCAAAGGGTACGTCGAAAACGACTTCCCCAACACCTCATGGACCGGCTCTGACGGCTCCAGCACGGTTACGTTGACGTCTACCGAACAGATTAACACGTTCATTCAAGAGGCTGAGCAGCGCATCTTTAACACGGTTCAGTTGCTGGACCTGCGCAAAAACGTGACTGGTAACGTAACGTCGGGGAACAAGTACCTCTCGGTACCGACTGACTGGCTGGCTAACTTCTCGCTGGCTGTGATCGACGGGAGCGGGAACTACGAATATCTGCTGAACAAGGATGTGAACTTTATCCGGCAGGCATTCCCCAACCCAAGCGACACGGGCCTTCCGACCCACTATGCCTACTTTGACGAGAACTCGTACATTCTCGGCCCTACGCCTGACGCCTCTTATCAGGTGGAACTACACTACTACTACTACCCACCGTCCATTGTCACTGCGGGTACGTCGTGGCTCGGGGATAACTTTGATAGCGTCCTGCTTTACGGCTCGTTGCTGGAAGCGTATACGTTCATGAA